GCATTGGAGGCTTAATACTTATGAACTCCGCACATATTCCATCAGCCGTAGGCATCACAGGTCTCCTTGGGACAATCACCCTTGGAGATATAAACCTAGCAGTAGGTATAGCTGTGGGTCTTGCGACTCTTGTTTACCTAGGCATTAAAATCTTCAAAGAACTATTTAATGGAGATGAGTGAATGGATATCTACCCTGTGGCCTGTAGCCGTGGGCTTTGTAACCCTCGTAATCATACTAGCCCGTATGCACTACACCCTCGAAAGTCTAAGCGATAAAGTAAAGATACTATTTGATTTTCATAACAAGAGAAACGAAAAATGAGTGAAAAAACAGAAAAACTTAATGTCCTTCAGGATATGCTTATTAATGAGTTTATTGAGCGTATCCAAGCAGGTGCGGCAACTCCAAGTGACCTCAATGCCGCCCGTCAATTCCTCAAAGATAATGGAGTACACGCACAGGTCACCAACGAAAACCCCCTTAATAACCTCGTAGATATGTTACCATTCCGAGATGACTCCGAACACATAGTGTTAGCCGCCAATGAGAAACTATAAAAAAGAATACAAAGACTACCACGGGTCAGCTAAGCAAAGAGCCCGTCGTTCCTCTCGTAACAAGGCGAGACGCCTCGCTGTAAAGACACACGGGAAAGCCGCTGTGAAGGGAAAAGACGTTGACCATCGTGACCGTAACCCACACAATAACAGTCGCAGTAACTTGCGTATTCAGAGCAAGTCAACGAACCGTTCCCGTAACAAATAATGGAAGAACTCAAAGACTTTAGGAACTTCTTGTTCCTCGTCTGGAAGCACCTAAACCTTCCAGAGCCGACCCCTATTCAATATAACATAGCTGACTTCATGCAAGGTGATGAGAAGCGTGTTATCATTGAAGCGTTTCGTGGTGTTGGTAAGTCTTGGATATGTTCTGCCTATGTAGTTCATCAGTTATTCCTGAACCCCTCTTTAAATTTCTTAGTTGTCTCTGCGTCCAAGACGCGTTCTGACGACTTCTCTACGTTTACTCTTAGGCTAATCCACGAGATACCCTTTCTATCCCACCTAAAGCCCACAGATAAACAGCGGTTCAGTAAGATTAGCTTCGACGTTGGGCCTGCGCCCGCGTCTCACGCACCTAGTGTTAAATCGCTGGGTATAACCTCTCAGCTTACGGGTTCCCGTGCGGACATCATCATTGCGGATGACATCGAGGTAGCAAACAACAGTGCTACCCAGACCATGCGGGAGAAGCTCAGCGAACAAGTCAAGGAGTTCGACGCTATCCTCAAGCCAGAGGACGCCTCTAAGATTATATTCCTAGGAACACCCCAGACTGAGGACAGTATCTACAACAAGCTACAAGAACGTGGCTACAAGGCTCGCATATGGCCTGCTAAGTACATCACCCCTCAGAAGAACGAAAAGAGCTATAACGAGGCTGTGAAGGGCATCTGTGTGGATGCTGAGAAGGAGGGCAAGGCTACCGAACCTACACGGTTCTCCGATATTGACCTGTTGGAACGAGAGATGTCCTATGGTCGCTCAGGGTTTGCCATGCAGTTCATGCTGGATACACGCCTCAGTGACACCGACAGACACCCATTGAAGCTCAACGAGCTAATTGTAATGGATATTGATAACGAGGTAGCCGCAGAGAAGCTCGTATGGGCTCAGGCTCCTGACCTAGTGTGGGATGGTAGTGTTCCTAACGTAGGCTTCGGTGGAGATAGATACCACAGACCCTTCCAAACCATAGGTGACCATATACCCTTTACTGGCTCAGTGTTAGCCATTGACCCCAGTGGTCGCGGTAAGGACGAAACAGGCTACGCAGTGGTCAAAATGCTTAACGGTATGCTGTTTGTGCCTGATGCTGGGGGCTTACAAGGAGGATACAGCGATGAGACCCTCAAAACCCTCGCAATGATTGCTAAGAACCACTCTGTTAACTACGTCATAGTGGAATCTAACTTCGGTGACGGTATGTTCAACGAGATATTCAAGCCTGTACTGGGTAAGATACACCCCTGCTCTATTGAGGAAGTCAGACACAATATACAGAAAGAAAAGCGGATAATAGACACCCTAGAGCCCATAATGAACCAACACAGGCTCATAATTAGCCCTGATGTTATCCGAAAAGACTTTGAAACAGCGCAGGGCTACCCACCAGAGCTACAACTGCGCTACCAACTAATGTACCAGATGTCCCGTATTACGAAGGACAGAGGTGCTATAACACACGATGACCGCCTTGATGCTCTAAGTATCGGTGTGAACTACTGGGTAGAACAAATGGCTCAGGATATGGACACACAGATTAAGGACAGAAAAGCAGAACTTATAAATCAAGAGCTACAGAGCTTCACAGATGCCTATTACAGGCGTTCTAAGGGGTCAAATAGCGCATTACAATGGACATGAATGATAACCCCCCACTTAGCCCCCTAGAGAGCGCCAGAGCAATCCTAGGAGAACACTTCAAGAACTATGTTATCATCGTTCAAGAGTATGAAACCCCTTCTTCCTATGAGGTAACCTTTAGTGACCCCTATGCCGCTCATGGTCTGATGGATTGTGCGAACAATTATCATAACCAATACCTAAATGCTAGTATGGATGATGATGATGTAGCTTGGATTTGGGAAGATGATGACGAAGAAGAAGAAGATTGAGGACTAATATGGGGGGTCTCTAGGTATACTAAGAGTTAACTTAGAGTAATCTCAGTACTTATTTCTTATTAGGTTATCTCTATGATTACTATATCATAACAAATAAAGGTATACTCAGAGTATACTATAGGTATACCTTTTGTATCACCTTGGGGTGAATTGTAATTGGGACTAGATACCTGTCAAGGATATAAATTATTGACCTGTTAGATTCTAATTGTATCGCCATTATAGGCCCCCCGTGTCCCTCTAGGTAGTTCTGTGTTGACAGACATCCTACATCAGACAGAATAGACTTTATAACATCTGTGTTATTGTTATGTGTATATGAGAGGGCACTCCTTGTGGTTAGGGAGTGTCCTCCTTTGTTTTGGTGCAAAAATCTGAAGGGGTATACTTTATAAGATGTTTTGAAAATTCCCCCGTTGGGTCTTTGCGCTGCACAAATGGCAGCAAATTGTCACTGGACGCGCTGTATGCCTTTATAAATGCCTACCAGCAGCGGAGTATATATCCATTGCCACCTGCTGCCGCCGAGCCCACCACGAGCCACACAGACGAATGCCGCCGCGCTTGCTTTGCGGCCCGCGCGTTTCTGTGTGTTAGGGTTTTTTGTCGCAGCGTTTACTATCACGCCCAGCAGCTGCCGCAGCGTTTCAATACGATGTCCCTGGTCTACTTGCGGATAAATAGCAGCTGCCTTGCGTAATTAGTACTTGCAACGCGCGCAGCTTTCCGAAGTATCGAGTCGGCAACTCCTGCCCAATAACCACATAACACACATAACACACATGAAAAACCAAGACCAAGACCAGCAACTCGTAGCCTCAGAGCGCGAGCTCGAAGCCGCCAAAATCGTATTTGCCTGCATAATAGGCATACAAGTAATCACGTTCGCAGCCATCGCTGCCGAACTCATCAAGTAATAACCACATAACCACACATAATATGACACATACTAAATTACTCGAAAAACTACACAACGAGGACTTCCGCAGCTGGCCCGTAACAGAAGCCATTAAGCCAGACATCGAATACCACATTTACTCAGAGGCATCGTTCGCAAGAGCCGACAACGAGATGGTAATTGCGTTTGGCTCAGAGTCTGGAAAGACACTGCCAGCTAGCGAATGTTACACGGTCACACTCTGCGACAAACGCTGGTACTTTGCCCGCAAGGACGTGTTTGTATGCAGCCGCGACAATGGGCAGCTGCCAATGAACTGCCTTGTATGCATCGACCGCCAAGGCCTAGCACACGCGCCAGAAGACATGATAAAAGCGCATGACTACCGAGGCCTAAATTATAGCGACTGGCAGCCGCGCAGCAAATGCACACAACTGGACGAAGAACGCTACGGCCCAGACGCCTTTGCCGTTTACTGCGACACCGTTTCGACCGTAGAAGACGAAACCATACTGCGCTGCCAGTCAATCTACGTAGAAAACACTGGAGATTACTATCACCAAGACGAAGCGCATGACCTGTACTTTTCCGAGACGCGCGACTATTGGCTGGACGTCGATTGCGGCGAGAATGTCGTATACTGCGAAGACATAGAAGAGTACTTGCTATCTGAAGACGCCCATTACGACCGCCACAACGAGCAATGGAATTACGAGCGCCCACGTCTGGACACAACCGACCGCAGCCGCTTGCAAGACTATCACTGTGGCATACGGCCCGAAATGTACGTCAGCGACAACGTCGAGCAGCCAAGCCGAGGCCTGCTAAACTATACCATCGGGTTCGAAGTGGAGAAGCGCGACATCGAAGGCAGCGATAGCACTGGAGCCTACATCGAGCACCAGCCGCTGTTCTCTCACTGGGAAACAGACAGCAGCTGCGGAGTCGAAGGCATTACAAACGTCTACTCGATGGACAACCTAGACACGTTCGCACGCCATGTGCAGCGCAGCCACTACACAGACAACAACACAACGTCAGACTGCGGAGGACACATCAACATAGCCAGCCGCTTCAATAAGATGGAGTACTGGCACATTCGCCCATGGCTCGGCCTCATTTATGCAATGTGGAAAAAGCGGCTGCGCAATACGTACTCCTCACGCAATAAAAAGGTAAGCCCGTACGAAGGCCGCAGCCACAACTACGGAGTACTCGTCGAAAAGACAGCTCGCACCGGTAAACTTTTCGAGTTGCGCCTGCCTAACCGAGTTCGCACCGGTCAGACGCTGCTCAATCGTTTCAAGATGATGCAGCACCTTGTCACTTGCATAGACGCATACATACATGAGGACTTTGCATACACGCAGGCAGAGTACTCAGACCAACACAAAGGATTACCAAACTGGCTGCTAAGCGACTGTGGACTACAACCAGACTGGATTATACAGGACGCCGCGCAGCTGCTGGACGAAATCAGCCCACAGACAGCGCAGCGCGTTCGCTATCTATTCGAACAAGCCAAAGACACGCTGCTGCAGTTCTACACATACGAAGAACTCGCCGAGGTACTGGTATATGCTTACGCTTTCCAGCACTACATCGACGAGGAGAACATGACCACAACCGCGCAGCGCCTAGTTGCTCAGTACATCTAACCACAAACCAAACACACACTATGTGCTTAATAATACACAAACCAACCGCTGGTACTATCATACCAGACCACATCCTAGACAACGCCGAGAACATCAACCCAGATGGCTTTGGCATCGTCTACACAGACACCAACCAATGCGTTCGCACAATGGACTATAACCACGCCCGCGAACTCATTCTGGACGAACGGCCCTTTGTCGCTCATTACCGCTACGCCACCAGAGGCAGCATCAACAAAGCCACTTGCCATCCTTACCATGTGCAAGACCTTGTCAGACTGTTCTCAAATGGCACGGTTGCAGACTTAGGCGATAAAACCACATGCGATACCGCAGTAGTTGCCCAGACGCTGAAGCAGCTGCCGCCGCAATACTGGGACGCGCTGCTGCAAATGACCGAAACGCGCTTTGCTATCACGCATCCAGATGGCAGCGTTTCCAGACATGGCACATGGCACGAAAAAGATGGCATATTCTACTCAAAAAATAATTGCTTTCACGTCCAGCGCAGCACCATCGGCTACCATTACGGGACATGCGCAGCCACCTACCGAAACCGCAAGGACACCACCAGCCGCTGGGACAACTGGGACGACTGGGAAGACTACAAGTACAACGACATCGAGAAGCCAGCCGCAGCCGCCACGCCGCTGCCGAGCAGCACAATGTCCGACATTGGCTGGCCCACTTACGACTGGGAAGGCATCGACCTCGTCGCAGTCTATGGCACGTTGAAAGCTGGACACAGTAACCACGATGTTCTGGGCGAATCCTCGTACATCGGAGCAGGAAAGACCGTAAACAAGCACGCAATGCAGGCCAGAGGAATACCGTACGTCTACGAGCACGACCACCGCGACCAAATAGAAGTAGAAGTATACGAAGCCGCGCAGCAGCACGTAAAAACTGCACTGGACAACCTCGAGAGCCATCCGACATTCTACGAGCGAAAGCTAATAGACATTGAGTTGTACGATGGCAGCGTGAAAACCTGCTGGCTTTACTTCGCCCAAACATCGCCCATGCCTAACGTCGAGTACATACGGTCTTACTAAAACAAGCTGCACAATCCTCTGTATGGCGTTCTGGATTTTCTGGACAATACCTTACATTATAATTGCTGCAGCCCTCTTAGACTAGCACCAAGGCCCACAGTTTCGCCGCTGTGGGCCTTTTTGTGTCTTTTCCAAAAAAATTTTCCCTGCGGGGCAGAAGTCGCTCACTGCGTTCGCCAATAATTTTAGAACCAGACGTGTACTCCAAAGGTGGGGCTGATGTAGGGTCTACTATCACAGAGGGGTACGGGGTACTATCACAATGGGGTACGGGGTTTGGGCTCCATAATAACCCACAATACGGCTAAAATGTCGCAAACCGAATCAC